TGTCTGGAACGGCTCATGCAAGCCCACGCCAGACGGATTTTGGCTGGGGATCGGTGCACATATGGTACGACATAATCTATCGTCAGGCGTGAGAATCCAGCGCCTCAGGAAGCGCGCCGGATCGAGCGTCCCCTGTCTCGCGGCTTCGGTCCACAAGGCCTGCTGGCCGGCGTTCGCAGCAAACAGTGATTCTGTACGAGCGATCTGCTCCACCCGCAGCTGCAGCGCCCGTCTGGCGGCCCGGTCTACGGCCTGCTGCGCCTGCGCCCGCGTCTTGCCGGCGTCAAGGAGCCGCTGGCGCAGCGCCTCGACGGCCTCGGTCTGGCGTGGCGTCAGGCCGACGAACGCTTCGAGGTCGCGCATCATCTGGGTCATGGAACGGCCCTCCTCGAAGCCGCTCCGGATCACCGCGCGCACGTTCCGGAGCGTCGTCTCGCCAATGCCGACGATCTGGGTGCCCGCGTATGTCTGGGTAGCGGTGAGAGCTTCGGGGACGACACGCCCAAACTGCACCGAGACCTGGGCTCCTCGTGTGGCTTCCGCGTAAGGCAGCACCGCCTCCGCGCTACGGCTTGCGGTCTCGCGCAGGAGGAGTTCGAGCGGCAGACGCACCGCATCACTCACGGCACGCCAGGCCGGGGCGATGAGGCGCTCGACGTCCAGGAGATTCCCGCGGCGCAGCGCGGCGCGCATGGCGTCGGTGTCGAGGTCGGCGCGGTAGTCGGCGAACACGGTCGCCCAGACGGTCCGGAGTTGCGGGTAGGCGCGGTCGGCTTCGCGGTGCAGGAGCTGCCACGCTTCGACGCGCGACGGGGTATCGACGAAGCGGCGTTGCGCGGGACGTGCGGCGACGAGGATGGTCAGGGGCATAGGCTAGAGGTCCTCATCGTCCGGAGGGACATCTGGGAGGGCAAAATCGGACTCCGCACTTAACCCCAAGTACGTCTGGCGAAATTCCGGCTCCGGCACCACCGTTGCCGCCATCCCTTGCCCAGCGTATTGCGCCAGCGCCGTGGCGACGTCTTTGGCGATCAACGCTTGCTTCTCCGAAGAGAGCGCAAATAAGTTCTCCCAGACGACGCTGTACGGCTGCACCGGCGCCGGCAGCGCCCCAAGCAGCAGCAGCCGGTCAATCAGCGGCCTGAGCAGGCTCTGTTCCGCAAACGTCGTCTGACGGCGACTGACGCGCTGCAGCCATGCTTCCTGGTCTTGCGTACTGGCTAATTCGCCCCGCTCACTGCCCGTCAAGATGCGCTTGGGAATGCCCGTCGTCCCCGCGATGAGATCCATCAGCACGTCAAAATGGTCGCGCGGGCTCGCCGCCTGGCCGCTGAGTTCCTTGATCGTGGCGCCTTCCACGCGGATGTAGTCCTTGAGGCGGTGTTGAAACTCCTCGATAGACGTCTTGAATGCTTCTTCATCGCCGGGCTGCAACTGGTAATCGGGGAGCCCCTCTAAGCCGATAAGTCGCTGGGCACCTCTGAAGAAGAACTCGGCTGACCCCCCGACGACTTTCAGCAGATCCTCCAGGCGGTCAAACACCGGCTTGAGCCGTGGAATGCCGTACACGTCGTCATCGAGGCAGTCTTCGGAGACGTGCAGCACCCGGCTGGCGTGCACGAACCCGATTTTCCGCGGCAGTGTGCGGGACGACGACGTGGTCTGGCGATTGAAAGTGACCTTGTACACGGACGGCTGGCCAAAGAGCGGCGAGGCCGGGTTCGTCTCAAACGCCTCGATCTCCGCAAACTCTTCACTGTACGGCGCCAGAAACAGCACGTCGTCCGGCGAGCGCACCGGCCGGGCCGGCGCGGCCAGGTCGGGCTGGCCGCGCAAGCCGATGAGGAGCACACTGTACTGGCCCAGGTTGGCGAGCACGTCGGTGCGCACCAGCCTGGCGTAGACGCCCAGGCGCATGACCAGCGCCTGCCAGGCAACCTCGAACGGCGTCTCGACGTCATCCTGGTCATCTTCCTGCACCGTCGGCGGCTGGCTCCACGTCGCTTCCGGGTAGGCGCGGATCAAGCGATGCGCCAGGTCGCGGCGCTCGTAGCACTGCTTATAGTCGTCGTAGGTGAGCTCGGGCTTGTAGCCGAGAATGGCGGGCAGGTTACGGCGGCCCTGCCACTGCCAGGGCGCGAAGGCCTCGCGGAGCGTGCGTGCCGCGTGCGCGGCGAACTGGCGCAGCAGAGCTTGCCCCCGGATCAGGTCCGGGGCAAGCTCTGGACCTGATCCAGCGCCGGGGTCGGGGGTAAGGGTGTGGCCGTTCGTGTCAGCCATCGGTGGCGTCCTCCTCGGGTTCGCGCTGGATCGCAATGCCATGCATGTCGATCACTTCGTCTGGCGTGCCGACGTCCTGAACGGCGTGACCGTAGCCAGCCTCGATCAGCTTGGCGCGGATTTCCCGGTAGGCAGCCGCACTGAGCGGCAGGATCACGTACGTGTGGGTCTGTCGCATCGTCCCTCCTCTACCAGGCGCGGAGACGCCTTCCCGTCTCGCCAGGGACAAACGTGCACCCAAGCCCATCCGCGAGGTCCGGACTGTGTCCTAAGCGCCGTTTCATGCCGTCTTTGTCCTCAACGACTATACACCCTTCGCTGTCGAGGCGGTAGCGCACGCTGGCGAGCTCGCCGGCCAGGTCCTCGCAGGCCTCGCGCTCGTCCGCACGAAAGACGGGTTCCTCTTCGCGTAACCAGCGCGCCATCTCCAGCCAGAGATAATCCCGCATGAGGCGCGGGCGCGGCTCGCCGCGTATAGGCTGCACTGGCGGGTCGTTGGACACGTTCACGGCGACCACGCGCGCGGTGATCTTCCCCTGCGCTTTCAGCTCCGCCAGGCGATCATACACGCCCGCGCCCAGGCCGATCACGTCGACGTCGATTTCGTCCACCTGCCAGGCCTCCAGTACACTCACGACGCGCCCCACGGTGACCATGGTGTCTTGCCGGGCATAGATGGCGATGTGGTCGACCACGCGACCCTGACGCAGCACCAGGGCGGTCCGGTCCGCGCCGAACCGCGCCACGTCCACCCCGAGCTTGCGCGGCCCGACACCGGCCACCCTCTCGCGCGTCGTGCAGGGCTCGGTGAGTTCCAGCGCGATGAGGATATCATCTTCCTGCTTGGGAAACTCGCCGTCGGCACGGACGCGGACGACGTTGGAATCTTCCCCCCATTTACGCACCAGGCGGTTGCGGTAGTCGGGATCTGCAGTGGGGAGCGTGCTCTCTGCGGAGCGCAGATGAATCGTCGTATACGCGCCACGGTCTTTGTGGTGCGACTGGTAAAAGGTGCCGCTGGTTTTGGTCGGGTTGCCGAGCATGAGCAAGCGGTTGTGCTTGCCAGCGATGGCGCCTTCGGCCACTTCGAAGATGGTTTCCGGGATGCCGGACGCTTCGTCCAGGACGTAGAGCAGGTGCTCCGCGTGAAAGCCCTGTAGGGCGTCGGGGTTTTCGGGACGGGCGGTGCGGGCGAGGGCGGCCCAATCCCGTGCGCCAGGATCATAGAGGCTATCCATCTTGAGCGTAAAGAGGTGGGAGAGCCACAGATACGGGGGATCGCCACGGCGCGCGCTGGCGTCGTCCGCGGCACGCTGCCACTTGCGCAGCTCACCCCAGAGCACGTCAGCGAGCTGATGCGCGGTCGGGGCGGTGCAGGGGATTTTGGCATAGTCGTGGGTTTCGAGGAACCAATAGATGATCCACGACGCACTGCTCGACTTACCGGTGAGATGGCCCGAGCGCACCGACACCTTCGCGCCTGGGGGAAGGATGGCATCGAGAATCTGGCGCTGCTGCCAGGAGGGTTCGACGCCAAAGCGCTGGCGCACATAGAGGAGCGGAGCGTCGCGCCAGAGCGTGCGGAGTTCGAGATAGGCTTCTATGGGGGTGGGCAGGCGCTGGGGCTTAGTCCTGGGCATCGCTGCCACTTCTCGCGTGGGTGAGGAGACCTGACAGGCCTGTGACTTCGAGCGGTCCGCCATCCTTGCCGGTGTGCTCCACGGCTTTGAGCTTGGGCAAGAGACGATCGGCCAATTCTACGGCACAGCGCACTTCGATCTGTTCGTCCATGGTGTGCAGCATGCGACTCACGAGCCGTCGAAAGGGATTGGCATCCTGCTCGTGCGTCGTTTGACTCTCGATATAGGCCCAGAGCGCCTCGCGGGTCGTCACCGTCATGCGATTCGGAATGCCTTGTTTGCGCCCGGCTCCTGGGCGTTTGCCACCACGGGACATCGCGCACCGTTTGAAAAAGATTGATTGTTTTTCAAAGCGTCTCCCACAGGAGCATGCCCCGCCTCGCGCGCCGTGTCAAGCGCCGGCGTCCGCCCGCCGGCGCGCCCTGCGCCGCTGCTCCGCCCCTGGATCGCAGTCCAGGGCAGGCGCGAGCAGGCGCCGCACCTCCGTGCGTTCGCGAGACGCACCGCCTGGATGCTAGTTGCGGCGCTCCCGCAGCAGCTCCTTGATGGCGTCGAGCGTGGCGCGGAGCATGTCCATTTTGCCTTCGTGCTCGTCATGACTGCGCGCCAGGTCCAGTTGCACTTCCAGCAGTTTCTCGTATTGGCGGTCCATACGAGCCATGCGGGCCTCATGGTCCGCGTGACGGCTGTCGTGCTCGCCCAGGGTGCGCTGCACGAGCTGGCGGAATTCGTCATCAGTCATCGGGGTGTCGGGCATGGGTCTGTGCTTTCTTGGTGGACCGTGTTGCACGAGGCGTGACAGCATTGGTGGCATCCGTCATGCCAAGGAGGTAATCAGCGGAGACATCAAGGGCCATGCAGAAGCGCGCCAGCGTGTTTGCGTCAAGATGCGGGCGCTTGCCTGTCTCTAATTCCGAGACCCAGCTTTGTGGTAACCCGAGCATCGTCGCCAGGTCTGCCTGGCTCATATCCCGTGCTTTGCGGCTTCGTCGCAACCGTTCCCCGAGCAGCGCGGCATTCACGACCTGCGTTTTGTCCATGGAAGCACCTCCTCATATTTATTATACAAACGTCGATATTTTTTGTCCATATACCCTTGCCTATATATCGACGTTCATATATAATATTAGTAGATGCTGAGACGTACTCGGCAGGACAAACAAAGGGCGCTGCGTTCCC